TGATGCCGTCCTAAACGCCTCAGGCGCCGCAGCAGGCGGCGGGGCAGGCGGCTACGGGGCATACGGAGGCTCAGACGGTGGGGACTCCCTAGCGGCCTCAGGCGGTGCTGGTGGTACAGCCGTGCCGGCGAACACACCAGGGAACCCCGGGTCGTCCCCCTCGAACGCGCCTGCCGGTAAAGGCGGAGCGGGTGGTGGTGGTGGATCTGGTGCCAACTCAGCCGGTGGTGTAATCCCCGGTGCTGGAGCTGCCGGTGGTACCGCTGGCGGCGGCGGCGGTGGCGGCGGTAGCCGCTCTGGCGGTCTGGGCGGGATAACAGGCGGTCAAGGCGGCGACGGTGACACCGTCGTTGAGTGGGTCACTTCGCCCGGAACTTTCTTCCCGTTCATCGCAGCTTAAACAAAGGACCGATATGTCTACCCTGTTCCCTCCCCCACCTGTGTTCGACCTTCCGTTGTCGAAAGGCGGCGACCTGTTCGTGCGGTTCGTCTATAAGACGGTCGTAGTGGACGGCGACGGGGAGCCCGTCCTGGTGGACGGGCAGTACCAGTTCGAGGAGGCAGACTACCCGGGTGGGGCTACCGTCGCGTTGACCATCGACACCGATGACCCGGTCAGGGCGGTGGCGGACATCTCCGGCTCCGACGCGGTGGTGCAAGTCGACTACACCGAGTTAGACGCGGTGAAGCCGGGGAAGCTCTGGCGGCTGGTGATCACGTACGCGGACGGTCGTGACGAGGTTCTCGTGAACGGAAAGATAATCCGTAAGGATGGTGCCGCGTGACCGAGATCGTCTTGCAGGTAATACCTAACCAGTCCGTCTCCGTGGCGTCGCAGACGCCTAGCCCGGCTGTGTCGGCGGTCCCTATGCCGGTGTCGCTTGAAGCCACCCGCACAGGCCCTCGCGGGCCTCAGGGGGCTCCGGGTACTGGGTTCGTTCTCCGGGGCTCGGTGGACACCTACGACGACTTGCCGCCTACGGCGGCGCTGACGGACGGCTACGTGGTCGCAGAGGACGGTCTGCTCTACGTCTGGACGGGCACTTGGCCTGCTGACGGTGAAGGCGTGCCGTGGCTAGGCCCAGAAGGGCCTGCTGGCCCGACCGGCTCCACCGGTCCTCAAGGAATCCAAGGACCTCAGGGTCCACAAGGAGACCAAGGCCCACAAGGCGACACGGGAGCTACCGGAGCCCAAGGCCCCAAAGGGGATAAAGGAGACCAAGGAGATCAGGGTCTTCAGGGTCCCCAAGGTCTGCAAGGGGAAAAAGGCGACCAAGGTGACGAAGGGCCGGAAGGCCCAGCCGGTCCACAAGGCCCGAAAGGCGACAAAGGCGACGGGCTACAGATCAACGCGACCGTGGCCGACTACGCTTCGTTGCCGACCGGGCTTGGCTCTGGTGACGCTGGCTTCGCCGCGTTCAACCAAGACGACGGCAGGATGTACGTCTGGTCCGGGACCGCTTGGCCAGCCGAGGGAGCTGGGGCTCAGATCCAAGGTGAGCAAGGCCCTCAAGGCATCCAAGGCATCCAAGGTATCCAAGGTCCACAAGGTGACCAAGGCACCCAGGGTCCACAAGGCATCCAAGGCCTGAAGGGTGACGCCGGGGTAAGCCTCGACATCGAAGGCACCGTAGCGACCTACGCGGATCTACCTACCAGCCCGGCAGAGGGTCAAGCGTATGTAGTGGCAGCAGACGGGAAGCTGTACTTCTTCGACGGTTCATCGTTCCCTGCTGACGGGGACGGTGTACCGTTCCAAGGTCCACAGGGTGAGCAAGGTATCCAAGGACCGCAGGGTGACACAGGCCCTACCGGGCCTGCTGGGACAACGTCGTGGTCAGGTATCACCGACAAGCCGTCAACGTTTACTCCGTCGTCTCACACGCACGCGATCGCGGACGTAACCAGCCTCCAGGACGATCTCGATGCGAAGGTCGACGCAAACTCCGCGATCACTGGAGCTACCAAGACGAAGATCACCTACGACGCGAAGGGTCTGGTCACCTCAGGAGCGGATGCGTCAGCCGACGACATTGTTGACGGTACGACGTACAAGAGGTACTCGGCAACCGAGAAGACGAAGCTATCCGGGATAGCGGACGGTGCGACAGCTAACGACACCGACGCGAACCTGAGGGCTAGGTCTACGCACACTGGGACTCAGACGGCTTCCACGATCTCGGACTTCAACAGCGCTGCGGACGCTCGGATCTCGGCGGCTGTCGGCTCGTCGGTACAGGCGTACGACGCTGAGCTGGCGGCTCTAGCAGGTCTTACGTCTGCTGCCGACAAGCTCCCCTACTTCACTGGGTCAGGTGCTGCGGCTACCACAGATCTGACTAGCGCCGCTCGTGGCTTGTTGGACGACGCCAACACGTCCGCTATGCGGTCGACGCTGGGGTTGGTTATAGGCACCGACGTGGAGGCCCACGACGCTGACTTGACCACGATAGCGGGTCTTTCGCCAACGAACGACGACATCATCCAGCGGAAGTCGGGTGCATGGACTAACCGTACGATGGCACAGCTAAAGACCGACTTGTCTCTTTCCAAGAGCGATGTCGGGCTCGGCAACGTGGATAACACAAGCGACTCCACGAAGAACAGCGCCTCCACTACGTTGACCAACAAAACACTTACTAACCCTACGGTGAACAACTACACCGAGGGTGTGGTGTCGATCGGCACGGTCACGTCATCATGCACCATCGACCTATCCAACGGCACGGTTCAAACGGCGACGTTGACGGCCTCGACGGCGTGCACGTTCACGATGCCGACAGCGACAGCCGGAAAGTCGTTCACGCTGCTGTTGAAGCAGGCTGCTGCAACAGGTAACGGTACGGCCACCTTCACAGGTGTGAAGTGGCCAGCCGTTGGGGCTCCGACTATTACCGCCACCGCTGGGAAGATGGACATCCTCACGTTCGTATCAGACGGCTCCAGTTGGTACGGGACCTACGTCCAAGGGTTCACACCGTAATGTTCAGCGCAACAAAGTTGTTTTGCTCGGGAGGTCGTCGGCCCCAGGTAACCATCAAAGGGGCTAACGGGGCTCAAGCCACCTCGGTGACAATCCCGTCACACGCGGTAGGCGACCTTATCTTGATATTCGCGGTCCGGGCCTCGACCGCGCTACCCGGTAAACCAGCGGCTAGCGGGACAGTCCCGGCGTGGGTGGATATCGACGCATCGGTCCAGGGGTCCGGGTACAACGTGCGAACCGCGTACTACGTGGCTACAGCCACCAACCACACCAGCGGGGCTTGGGCTAGCTCTACAGCGGTTGCTGCTGTTGTATTGTCCGGGCAGAACGCCTCGAACCCTATCGGTGGCCACGCTAGCAACGGCTACACCGCCAGCGCGGGCGCGTACCCCGCACCGGCTGTCACGATGTCGAATACAGACGGTAGTTCTCAGTTGATCTCGTATGCGTTCCAAGCGTACGCGGTCTACAACTCGTGGACAGTCCCCGGAGGTTACACAAGCCTCATCACGGCTAACTACAGTGCAGCCTGCGCCAGTAAAGACGACACCACCAGCGACGGCTCAGTCCCGTTCACCTACCGGACCCAGAGCCAACCTGGGGGAGCCGCCCAGGTCGAGATTTGCGCCTGACTTGACAACTAACGAAAGGCAACACCATGCAAGCGAAGATCGTCATTGCCGTACTGAAGTTCGCTATCGGCTACCTAGTGAAGCACCCTCAGGTGCTGGAGAAGGTCACCCAACGTATCCCCGGCAAGCTCGATGACGAAGCGCTGGACGTGGTTCTGAAGCTGCTCAAGGAGGTCTGATGGCGGGACGTATCGTCTACGGCAACTCATGGTCCGAGAACGGTTGGCCGATGGTCGACCAAGGATCGTGCGAGTGGACGACGGTTCCCGGCACCAGCGTTAGCTTAGAGATCCAGAAGGGCTGGCCGCTGGCGATTATGCGGGCGTTCGCCGCCGACATCCACCAGTTTGTGCAACCGCTTCGGGACGCGGACTCCGCGTGCTGGACGGAGGGAAACTCGGTGGCCACGTCGAACCACCTGAGTGGTACGGCGATGGACCTGGACTGGGACGACCACCCGATGGGACCGGAGTACGCGGGCTGGAATCAGGGGCAGATCAACACGATCCGCGAGATCCTGGCCTTCTACGAGGACACCATCTTCTGGGGCAACGATTGGGACACCCCCAAGGACTCGATGCACTTCCAGATGGGGTACAACACCTACAACAACCCACACACAGGTGACTTCATCGCCCGGAAGATCCGCCCAGACGGTTTCAGCACGTTCAGGCGGGGAGTGACTCCTGTAGAAACACCCGTAGATGCCGCTCAGATCCTCTCTGACGTGATGGGCGGTCGGCTTGACATAGAACGGCACCGGCAGCTACTTCCGTCCGTCTCAGAGGCTCTCAGGGCCTGCGAATGCACCAACGTGAACCGGATCGCTATGTGGGTTGCCCAGATCGGGCACGAGAGCGGCGGTCTGTTCTACACCGAGGAGATAGCTTCCGGTGCGGCCTACGAAGGCCGCACGGATCTGGGTAACACCCAGCCGGGGGACGGAGTGCGGTTCAAGGGGCGCTCGTGGATTCAGATCACGGGCCGTGCGAACTACACCCGTCTCTCACAGTGGGCTTTCGACAACCTGTTTGTTCCGTCTCCGACGTATTTCGTGGAGTTCCCAGACCAATTGGCGTCTGACGAGTTCGCGGGACTCGGAGCCGCGTGGTACTGGATCGTGGCCCGGCCAGACATCAACTCGTTGGCCGACGCCCGGGACATCGTTACCGTCACACGCCGGATCAACGGTGGGACAAACGGTCTAGACGACCGACAGAACCGCTACAACAACGCCCTGGCGATGGGCGACAAACTACTTGCCCTGATACAAGGAGAGGACGACTTGAGCGCAGAAGCAGAACGGAAGATCTCTGAGATCCACGGCGCCCTGTTCAACCCGGTCCCGTCACAGTCGATTTACGCGATACCGGGAGAGCCGACCCATTGGCAGCTCCACGAGCTGATCAAGAACGACGACGGGATGATCCACGCCGCCTACGTCGAGGCCGCTGCACGCCTGGGCGACTTCAACGAGCTGGCCCGGGTCGCCCGGGTGGCAGCCGGTAAGGGTGCGGTCACCGACCCAGCGGTCGTGACCCGTGCCCGCAACGTGCTGGCCGAGATCGAGGCGGCTCGCCCGGACATCCTCAAAGCGTTCCTCGCCCAGAACGGAGTGAAATGAACTACTCGATATCGACCCTTCTCCGGGCTGCCGTAGCGGGGGTTCTAGCGCTGGGCGGTGCGGTCTCGGCTGGAGCTAACGGGGTAGACATCTCCCACTTGGACCTAGGTCAGTGGTTGGCGGCTATCGGCACCGCGTTGGTCGCGGCTGCAGCTATCTTCCACAAGCCGGGAGAGAAGACAGACCCGATAACCAAGGCGAACTCGACCGTCACCGACGTGGTCACGTCGGCTGTGGAGGCTCACCAGAGCCTCACCCAGCAGGCTGTCGACAGCATCAAAGCGGTCCAGCAAGCTACCGGTGACCTGACCTCGCTGCTGCCTACCCCGGTTGCGGCCCCTGTGCAGGCTACGGAGAACCTGATAGTCCACGAGGTCGAGAAGGTTCTCGGCCCTCTGGCTACCCGGGTCATCGGGCTGATCTGATGCCGCTTCGGCTCGGCTCTCGTGGTCTAGTCGTTTCCGCTTGGACGAAGGTGATGCTGAAGAACTACACCAGCTACGCGCTCGGTGTAGATGGCACCCCTTTGAAGAACGACGGGTACTACGGCTACGACGAGCAGAAGGTCCAGAAGGAGTACGAGCGGCGTACCGGCCAGCCTCAAGACGGGATTGTGTCTGACGGGGATCTGCGGTACCTGGGACTGCTGCCGACGCTGTTCACGGTTCACGGCACAGGACAGCCTGATCCTTTCGGAATCGGCTACCCCGCCGACATCGCTCGGCGCCTGCTCGACGTGTACTGGTGGCAGCCGGTGGGGAACTACCCGGCTACCGCTATACCGATGAATCACTCGGCGAACGCCGGGGAGGCTGAGATCGCTCGGCTTCTCCCGCTGAACCCGGGGCCGTTTGCTATGTGCGACTACTCACAAGGGAGCATCTGCGGTGGACGAATTCGCAATCGACTCCGTACCGGGGACTTTCAACACCGCTACCCCGACTTCCTCGGAGCTGCGTCATTTGGAAACCCAATGCGCCCAGCGGGCTCGTTCGGAGGCACAGTGGACCCGGGCGGTCACGGCATTGATCCAACGCTCGAATACAGAGTCGAACCAGGAATCCTGAACCTCGCAGCCCGTGGAGACCTCTACACGACCTGCCCCGATGGCCAGGTCGGTGAATCGGAGCGGGCTATCTTCAACGCGGTGTTCGAGAAGTTCACCGGTCGGGACAGTTTGACCGAGGAGCTGCTGGAGCTGATAAGCCACCCGGTTCGAGAGGTCGCGGCGATCACGCAAGCGATCTTCAACGGAGGCATGTTCGTTGGACGCGGCACCGGGCCTCACGTCAGGTATCACCTGGACGAGTGCAAAGGCACCGGCCAGACGTATTACGAGTACGCGATCACCCACTTGAGGAGACTAGCGGAAGATCGGCTGCGGGCTATCATCGCCCGTCCTTGACAACGAACGGAGGTGAGGGAGTGGCTGAGCTTGCTCCCTCTCCGCCGCACATCATCGGGCCGACGTGGCTACGAAACGTAGACGGGTCCTGGTATCTGCCGACGAAGAGTCTCGGTTGGGGAATCCTCAACTGGTGGGCCAAGTATGTGAAGACCCCTGGCGGTGACCACGCCGGGGAGCCGTTCATGCCGACGCTGGAGCAGGCCCGCTTCACGCTGTGGTGGTACGCGGTAGATGACGAAGGACGCTACGTCTACCGGGAAGGCATCCTCCGTCGCCTAAAAGGCTGGGGAAAGGACCCGTTCGCAGCAGCTCTGGCCTTGGCTGAGCTGTGCGGTCCAGTGGCCTTCAGCCATTTCGATGGTGACGAGCCCCTCGGGAAGCCGCGCCACGCGGCGTGGGTCCAGGTTGCTGCGGTGTCGCAGGACCAGACGAAGAACACCTTCCGGTTATTCCCTGTAATGATCTCGAAAGACATGAAGTCCGAGTACGGGCTTGAGGTCAATAAGTTCGTGATCTATTCGGCTGCCGGTGGGCAGATCGAGGCTGTGACATCCTCCCCTGCTTCGATGGAGGGGAACCGTCCTACGTTCGTGATCCGCAACGAGACTCAGTGGTGGGGCGCAGGACCCGGTGGCGAGGTCAACGACGGCCACGACATGGCGGCGGTGATCGAGGGGAACGTTACGAAGATCGCCGGGTCCCGGACCTTGTCGATCTGCAACGCACACATCCCAGGCAACGACACCGTTGCCGAGAAAGATTGGGACGCCTTCCAAGATGTGCAGTCGGGTAAGTCGGTCGACGTAGGACGGCTCTACGACGCCCTAGAGGCGCCAGCCGACACTCCGGTGTCAGAGATCCCGTCTCAGAAAGAAGACCCGGAAGGGTACGCCAAGGGCGTTCAGAAGCTCCGTGAGGGCATAGAAGTCGCTCGGGGGGATTCATACTGGCTCCCGGTCGAAGAGATCTTACAGAGCGTTCTAGACACCAAGAACAGCATCACAGAGTCCCGCCGCAAGTTCCTGAACCAAGTGAACGCCCACGAGGATTCGTGGATCTCACCGCAGGAGTGGAACAGGCTGGCTCTGACGGAGCCGATCTTCAAGCTGAAGAAAGGTGACAAGATCACCCTCGGGTTCGACGGTTCTAAGTCAAACGACTGGACGGCTCTGGTGGCCTGCCGGGTGGATGACGCGATGTTGTTCGTGATCCAGACCTGGAACCCGGAGAACTACCCGAACGGGGAGGTTCCTAGGGAGGACGTGGACGCGGTCGTCCGCTCGTGCTTCGAGGCGTACGACGTTGTCGCGTTCCGGGCCGATGTCAAGGAGTTCGAGGCTTACGTCGACCAGTGGGGACAATCGTTCAAGAAGAGGCTCAAGGTCAACGCCACGCCGGGCAATCCGGTGGCTTTCGACATGCGCGGGCAGACCAAGCGATTCGCCTTGGACTGCGAGCGGTTCCTTGACGCCGTACTCGAACGAGAGATCTACCACGACGGGAACCCGACCTTGCGGCAGCACGTACTCAACGCCAGACGGCACCCAACAACATTTGACGCCATCTCAATTCGCAAGCAAAGCAAAGACAGCAGCAAAAAGATCGACGCTGCGGTGTGCGCGGTGCTGGCGTTCGGGGCGAGACAGGACTACCTGATGAGCAAGAAGGCACGTAGCGGAGGGGCGGTGATTATCCGATGACATCACCCACCCCGCTCGCGCAGCAAGGCCCGATCAACATCATCACGGGAGAGCCGTCCGACCCGGACACCGCCCGGGACCAGATGATCAACCTGTTCGAGCAGAAGACTGCTGGCCTGAAGTCGAACACCGACTACTACGAGGCCGTTAGGCGACCTGAAGCTATCGGTATAACTGTCCCGCCAGAGATGCGGAAGCTGCTGGCTTACGTCGGGTACCCACGGTTATATGTCAACTCGATCGCAGAACGGCTTGAGCTGGAAGGTTTCCGGCTCGCCAACGCCGACCAAGCTGACCAAGATCTGTGGGACTGGTGGCAGGCCAACGACCTGGACACCGAGGCCACCCTCGGCTACACCGAAGCTCTGGTGCATGGCCGGTCGTACATCACGGTCGCTGCCCCAGATCCGGCTATCGACTTCGGGGTAGACCCGCAGGTTCCGATTATCCGGGTGGAGTCGGCCAAGTCGCTGTACGCGGAGATAGACCCGCGTACACGGGAGGTCACCCAGGCCATCCGGGTGATCTACGACGCGGAGGGGTCGCAGGTTACTGCGGCTACGCTGTATACCCCGACGACGACAGACGCTTGGGTGAAACAGAACGGCGATTGGGCTGTCCTGGCCCACGTCGACCACGGGCTGGGTGTGGTCCCGGTTGTGCCGATGACCAACCGGACGTTGCTCTCGGATCTGTATGGGACCTCGGAGATTACCCCGGAGCTTCGCAGCATCACCGATGCTGCCGCACGGATTCTGATGGACATGCAGGCCGCAGCGGAGCTGATGGCGATCCCGCAGCGGATCTTGTTCGGTGTAAAGCCAGAACAGATCGGTGTAGACCCGGCTACCGGCCAGTCTCAGTACGACGCTTACATGGCGCGGATTCTGGCGTTCGAAGACCCGGACGGGAAGTCAGCGCAGTTCTCGGCTGCTGAGCTTCGGAACTACACCGAAGCCCTGGATGCGTTGGACCGCAAAGCCGCCGCATACACCGGGCTGCCTCCGCAGTACTTGTCGTTCTCGTCTCAGAACCCGGCTTCGGCTGAGGCTATTAAGTCGTCTGAGGCTCGGCTGGTTAAGAACGCGGAGCGCAAAACGAAGATCTTCGGAGGAGCCTGGGAGAAAGCGATGCGTGTCGCTTACCAGGTGATGAAAGGCGGGGTTGTCCCACCGGACTACTACCGCATGGAGTCGGTCTGGCGTGATCCGTCGACACCGACTTACGCGGCGAAAGCCGACGCAGCGTCGAAGCTGTATGCCAACGGTGTGGGTGTGATTCCGAAGGAACGGGCTCGCATCGACATGGGCTACTCGATCGCTGAGCGGCTGGAGATGCAGAAGTGGGATCAGCAAGAGTCCCCGATGATGCAACTAGCAGCCGTCGCCGGGGTACCCGGCGCTCCGAAGGGACTCCCCTCGGGTGGTCAGACCATCCAGGGCCAGAACCCGACGAACGCCAGTCAGCCTACGCAGACTAAGACCCAATCCCCGACGACATGACCCCCGACGAGTATGCGGCCCGACAGGCTGTCATCTCGGCGTTGGTAGCCCAGTACGTCACTCAGTTCGGGAAGCTGTTCGCTAAACCAGCGTTGAGCCTGATCGACTGGATCGGGTTTATGCAGTTCCTGTTCCCGCAGATCGCGTATCACCGGGAGCAGGCAGCGACGCTGGCTAGGGAGTTCTACGACTTCCAGAGGGCTCACGCCCACCCGGAGCTGCCTAGGAACAACCAATACCTGGAGTCATACTCGTTCGATCGTTTCTTACAGGATATGGACCCTGCCCGGGAAAGGATGTCCCGGGCAGACGCCCCTAACGACGCGATCGGACAGGCGGGTCTACAAGCTGTCCGGGCGGTGGAAAACGCTGGCCGACAACAGATCATCCATGCGGTTCAGGAAGATCCTGCCACGCACATCATCAAAGGATGGGCTCGTGTTGCTACCGGGCGCGAAACATGCGCCTGGTGCTTGATGCTGGTGTCGAGAGGCCCCGTTTACCTCGGGGCCGATACGGCTGGCTTAGACCTGCCCGACGATGTGGCCGCACGGATGATCTCCAACGGCGAAGATCTCAGCGACTACATGGAGCAATGGCACGCCGGGTGCGACTGCAAAGTCGTGCCGGTTTACAAATACGAGAGCTGGCCCGGTAAGGCTGAAGCCGACCGGGCTCTAGAGCTTTGGAAGAAAGCGACTTTGATCGCTATCTCCGAAGAAGACGACCCGGGGGTCCACACCAACGGGAAGAACAAGGGCAAACAGTTCACCCGTAATGAACTATCCCTGAATGCCTTACGCCGCATGTTGGATCGCGGCGAGGTCACATCGCAAGAGTGGGCTGCTCTTTCTGCAGCCTAGTAAAGAGTCCCTGGTGGGCTCCCCCTACACGCCCAGGAGGCGATCAACACCATGTCCGATGACAACCTCACTCCCGAAGCAACTTCTGCTGCAGCCCCGGTGGCCACAGCGGAGCAGACCTTCAGCAAGGAGTACGTCCAGCAGCTCCGCAACGAAGCAGCGAGGTACCGCACCGAGAAGAACGATGCGGTCGAAGCGGCTAAGGCTGCGGTGACGGCTGACTGGGAAGGCAAGCTGGCTCAGGAGCAATCCAAGGCAGCGGACCTGGAAAGCAAGCTCGGCCTGGCCGATCTGACGCTGACCAAGGTCAAAACCGCCCTCTCACTTGGCGTGCCTAGCGACAAGGTTCTCGCTTTCGCAGAGATCCTCAAAGGGGAAACCGAAGACGAGATCAAAGCGTCTGCGGAGTCGGCCAAGGAACTGTTCGGCGTGGCGCCAGTCAAGGCCCCGGCGACGGACCCCACACAGGGCTCTGGTAACAGCCACCTGGCTCTAAACGGAGACCCGATCCTCGACGCTTTGAAGAAAGCTGTCGGGGCCAAGTAATCGCTCAATCTCTAACTAGGAGAATCTGATGGCATTCAGTGCCAACGACAGCAAGCTGTCGCAGACCTCGGACACCATGTTCGATGGATACCTGGAGCCGGAACAGGCCCAGGATTACTTCGCTCTCGCGGAGAAGACCTCGATCGTTCAGCGGTTCGCCCGGAAGATCCCGATGGGACCGACCGGCGTGAAGATCCCGCACTGGACCGGCGACGTTAGCGCGTCGTGGGTCGGCGAGGCCGAGATGAAGCCGATCACCAAGGGCAACCTGTCGAAGCAGACGGTCGTCCCCCACAAGATCGCTACCATCTTCACCGCCTCTGCTGAGGTCGTGCGTACCAACCCGGCAGGCTACCTGACCACGATGCGGAGCAAGGTGGCTGAGGCCATCGCGCTGGCGTTCGACGCAGCGGTGCTGCACGGCACCGACTCCCCGTTCAGCGCCTACCTGGACCAGACCAACAAGGTGAAGCTGCTGGGCGACAACGCCTACACCGCCCTCGCGGTCGACGGTCTGGGACTGCTCACGGCTGCTGGCAAGAAGTGGACGGCCACTGTGCTGGACGACACCGTCGAGCCGATCCTGAACGGCTCGGTCGACGCCAACGGTCGTCCGCTGTTCCTGGAGACCCCTTACGACTCACAGGTCGGCGTCCTCCGCGAAGGCCGCATCGTCGGTCGTCCGTCTGTCCTGAGCGACCACGTCGCTGAGAACGGGGTCATCGGTTACGCGGGTGACTTCAGCCAGATCGTGTGGGGCCAGGTCGGTGGCCTGTCCTACAGCGTCTCGGACCAGGCCACGCTGAACTTCGGCACGGCTCTGAGCCCGAACCTGATCTCGCTGTGGCAGCACAACTTGGTTGCGGTCCTGGTCGAGGCCGAGTACGGCGTGCTGATCAACGACGTGAACGCCTTCGTCAAGCTGCTCGACGGTCCTCAGACGTACACGGTCACCGTGACCGGGCAGGGCACCAACGGCAAGTTCACCCTGAAGGTGAACGGCGTTGCGACCGGCGATATCGCTGCGGCTTCCGGCACTGCGCCTACTGCGGCCGACGTCAAGTCCGCGATCGTCGCGGTTGACGACGGTATCGTCGCTGCCGACGTGACCGTGACCGGCTCCAACGGTGGTCCTTTCACCGTCACGGGTCCGTTCACGCTGGAACACGGCACCGACACGGTGGTTACCTCCGTGGTGGCGGCTGCCTAACCCTGATCCGTTGCGGGGGAGGCCCTTCGGGGCCTCCTCCCTTCGGTCAGATAGGAGTCCTAATGCTTATCCAAGATATTAAGACCGGGGCTCTATCAGACTTGGACCCGTTGGTGGCTAGGGATTACATAGCGTCCGGGCAGTACCGGAGAGCCCACCAGCTCTCGGACCCGGGTGACCCTAACTCCCCGGTCCTCGGGGTCGAGGACGACCCCAAATCGAAGACCATCACATTCACTGAACCCAGCGCGGAGGTGCCAGGATGGCTTACGCAACCGCTAACGATGTGACGGTGCGCTGGGCTAGAGAAGCCAGTGAGCAAGAGATCGCTTTGATCAACGTCCGGTTGGATGATGTCGAGCGGATGATCAAGCGCCGCATACCAGACCTGGAGTCGGTAGACTCCGAAGACTTGATCCAGGTGGAGGCGGACGCCGTTCTGCGGCTTGTCCGTAACCCGGAGGGTTACCTGTCGGAGACAGACGGCAACTACACGTACATGCTCCAGAGCGACCTGTCGACCGGGCGTTTGGAGATCCTGCCTGAAGAGTGGGAGATCCTTGGGCTGAGGTCCACGGGGATGTTCATTATCGTCCCGAACCCGGTGGTGGGGACGTGAGCGCCATCGTAGTCGGCTACATGACGGTCGACGCCGAGAAGTGCGCCCACAACACCACCGACCCACACCACTGCGTCCACGACTGGCGGGTGACTTGGGGCAACGTCGAAAAGACCGGTGGGACAGCAGCGGAGGCGTTATGAGCCTCTTAGACAGCGGCCCGGGTTACGAGCCGATCATCGTCTTCCCAGAGATCATGGAGCATGACGAGGACGGGAACCCCCGGACTCGTGCATCTACCACCGGGATTCCGGCTAAGGCCAGGTTTCAGTTCACCGGCCAGTCTGGTACTGCAGCCCGTAGGGCTGAGCAGGACGTAGAAGGGTACGAGTCCGAGAAGATCTATTCGATGAAACTCCCTCGGGAGTGGACGGCGCAGCACGGGATTCTGGGTGCTCAGTCTGAGATCGAGTGGCGTGGTGCCCGGTGGGCTCTGTTCGGAGATGCCAGGATCTACAACGGATCTCCGAGGATCGCCCATGTCGAGTACATCGTATCGAGGTCCTGATGGTCAGACTGATCGGTAAGAAGGCGATGCACATCGTTGTGTCGCACATCGACGGCGTCAAGAGCGCCGTCCACGACGAGGCAAAGACGGTAGGCCGCAGAGCCGAAGCGAACTTGACTGAGGCCAGATCATCTACGCATTGGCGAAAGATTCACGGTCCGAGTCATCTAACGAGGGTGACTGTTACTCAAGGGGATGTGGACTCGTTCGCCAACCTGGAAGCTCCGAATGCGATGGCGATCGAGTTCGGCCACGAGCCAAGCGGTTACTTCGCAGGAACGAATACGAGACCCCCTCACGGGCTTTACATACTCACCCGTGCGGCTGGCGCATAGGAGGTAGGCATGTCGAAGCTGCCACGGGTAGCAAAGATCGTCCTACCGATTCTGAAGGGTGCCAACCTTTCCGGCTCTTACGGGGATGTCGGAGACAAGGTTTACACCTGGAACCCGGACGTGGACTACCGGGTTTGGCCGTGGGTCCAGATACGCCGGGTAGGTGGGAACCGTCACAGGACCCGCCCGTTGGGGCTGGGCTTGCCGATCATTGAGATGACGGCTAGGTCGGCTGTTGGACTGCCCGAGACGGAGCAGCTCTACGAGGACGCTCTCGAAGTCCTCTACGAGGCGGTACGCCGCCAGACGCAGACCCCTGATGGGTACCTGCACTCCATTTACGAGACGCTGGGGGCTACCCAGTTCAGCTCTGAGTTCCAGGACTCCTGGCGGGTCCAGGGCCTTATCAAACTCGGGATTAGACCACCCCGATCCAATTCATAACCCAAGGAGATTGCCACAATGGCACTTAACGATGCTGCTGTAATCACAGCGGGGCAGGGATACATCTTCCGTGCCGATGTTGGTACGGCCGCCCCTACCCCGTCAGAGCTGTCCACTCTGGACCCGGAGCTGTTCGGTTGCTTGAAGGTCACCGTGAAGGTTACTGGCACCCCCACCAGCTACAAGCTGACGGTGGGCACCGCGACCGACGCCTTGCCCCTAGCCTCTACGGCTGCTCAGGTCCAGGCTGCGCTGGAAGCCCTCCCCGCAGTCGGCGCTGGAAACGTCAAAGTCGAAGGCGTTAACGCCGGGGACACGGACGGTCTCGACGTTACGTTCATCGGTGCGCTGCAGGGCCAGTCGGTCACGCTGACCGTTGGCACCTTCGTCGGTGGTACCGGTCCTGCTGGGACTGTCACCACGGCTACCGCCTTGAACGGCTGGTTGAACATGGGCCACACGTCTCGTGACGACATGCCCGAGTTCGGCTTCGACGGTGGTGACACCACGGTCAAGGGTACCTGGCAGAAGAAGCGTCTGCGCGAGGTCGCTACCGGCGACCCGCTAGCCGACCACCTGTCGGTCCACCTGGAGCAGTGGGACCGCAACTCGCTGGAGCTGTACTACGGCGAGGACGCCGCGAACACCGATGGCATCTTCGGCGTGTCCGGTGACTTCAACCCGATCGAGTGCGCCTTCCTCGTCATCATCGTTGACGGTGACGCGAGGATCGCGTTTTACGCGCCTAAGGCGTCTGTGAAGCGTGACGACTCGATCAACATCCCGGTGGACGAGTTCTCCACGCTGCCGGTGAAGGCGACGTTCCTGGACCTCCCCGGACACCGCTTGTACGACTGGATTTCGGAGGCGCTTTTCCCGCTCCCTTGATCCTGACTTGACATCGAACAGGGGACCACTAGGTCGTCTGGAGCGGCCCCCAGACTCGTCCGGACGGACGGGGGCTGGGGGTTCGCGTGATGTCCGTTAGACCGGAGGGGGAGGGTTCCTTGGCGGGCCTTCCCTCCCCCTCCACTACGCGGTTCATAGGCCATAAGCCTATGGATTGCATCCACTTACCTCACTGCAACAGTGAGGTACGGCCTGCCGCTGAGGTACACACCAATTGAAAGGTCCGCTATGGGAAACGTATTCACCCTCGACTCGCTCCGTGCAGAGGTCGACAAAGACTTCAGCCCGGCCAAGATCACGTTGAGCGACGGCTCGACCGTTGTGCTCCGTAATCTGCTGAGGCTGAAGAAGAAAGACCGGGACGCTGTTCTGGAGAAGTTGACTGAGCTTGACAAAGTCAGCGGAGAAGGGATCTCCGTCGATGACATCGCCACAGCGGTGGATGTTATATCCGGTGTCCTGACGGTCGTGGCAGACCACCCGAAGGAACTGCTGAAGGAACTGGACGGCGACCTCCAGGTCGCTATGAAGGTTCTGGAGGTTTGGATGGAGGCTACTCAACCGGGGGAAGCCTCGAACTCGCCCGCCTGATCGACAGGTACGGCGAGGTTCTAATACCAGACCTGAAGCAGTACTACGGGATCGACCTCCGGGACGTGTTCTCGGAGGTCGACCCTATCTCCCCCAGATGGGTCCTGCTCCACGCTCGCAACCTTCCGATGGGCTCCGCGTTCGTAGCTCAGCTCAGAGGCGGTCCTCAGTTCCTCGGCTGGGACCAAGGCCGGTACATGACGGCGATGTTGATCGACGTTATCAGGACGTTTCAGTACGTCTTCATCCTCGCTCACGTCGACCCGAAGAAGAAAAAGCCCGCCCCTCCTGAGCCGTTTCCGTTGCCGGATAAGACAGCTCGGACCAAAGTCCATAAGCCTGGCTCGTTCGGGTTCATCGCCGGAACGATGCTCGCGCAGGTTAAGAAACGTAAGGAAGGTGGGCGCTGATGGCCGGGGGTGCTGGTGGCCATGAAGTCGGTCGGATCTCCATCCGAGTCGTCCCTGACCTGGACAAGTTCTACTCGGAGCTGAAGGCGAAGCTGGAAGAGGTCGAGAAGGTCCTCAAAGGCAAGGTCAAGATCAGCGCTGACTTCGACTCTAACGGCCTTCGTGAGAAGGTCGATGCAGCCGCTAAAGACGCCAAAGTTAACGTCAAAGCAGATGTCGACCAAAGCAGCTTCGACGCTGCGTTGGCTCGGGTTAAGGCTGCCGCGAAGGTGGCTGACGCCAAGGTCAACGTCAAGGTCGAAGACAAGATGGCGGAAGCCTCACTGGCTGCCTCTATCGCCAAGCTGAAAGCGGAAGCGAAAGCCGCCAACATCAAGGTCAAAGTCGATGTCGACTCTAACCGCCTCAGGAGCGGGATGGCCGATGCGCTCGGAGGTTTGTTCGCTGGTGGCGCTAGAGCCGGCGGCGGCGGAGTAGGGGTGTTCGGGTCGTTCATCGACACTGCGGCTTTGGTGGCTGCGGTTGCCGCTATCTTCGCTCCCGCTTTGGCTTTGATCTCTGGTGCTCTGCTGGCTCTGCCTCCGATTATCGCCGGGGTGGTACTGCCCCTGGGTACGTTGGCTTTGGGCTTCAGAGGAATCCAGAAAGCCGCTGAGGCGGCTGGCCTGCTGGGAGAAGGTAAGAAGGGTAAGACCGGTATCGGTCCCTCCCTTAAAGCCTTACAGGACACGCTGTCCCAGAAGTTTCAGGACGGGTTCACCCCGATCTTCCAGAAGCTAGCCCCGCTGATCCCGGCTGTCGGTAACGCGCTGTTGCCGATAGCGGATCGGCTCATCGGGATGGCTCAGGGCTTGACCGACGTAGTCACATCCTCGTCGGGGATGAGGGCTCTCCAGTCGACTATCGACGGCATCTCCAACGCGATGCAGGTCGCCACCCCGGGGCTGACGAAGTTCTCCGAGGGGATGTTGAACCTGATCGGCGGTGGGGCTAAGAGCCTGCCTGGGTTCGCTCAGTTGTTCACGAACATGGGCACGTCGTTCAGCGACTGGATCACGAAGATCTCTACCCCGGACAAGATGATCGGGAAGGCATTCACCTCCCCACTCGACCGGGCGATGTCGAACCTCCAAGGTGTCCTGAAGGAGTTCGGCGGTCTGGTCGGTGACTTGTTCACCAAAGGCTTCGAGATGCTGGCCGACCCGCAGTTCGGCGCCTCGATGAAAGGCTTCGTCGCGGACGTTCGGTCGTTGGTTAACGACAGCCTCCCTGCGCTGAAGCAACTGTTCATAGACATCGCGGGAGCTGTCAAGGACATCTCCGGGTTTGTCAATACCTTGGCGAACTTCCAAGAGCCTGGCTGGATGAAGTTCTTCTCCAACAACAACCAAGGAGCGAGCGGGGGGCCGGGTAAGTCGCTGCTGCTGCCTGAGGCTCCGTCCAACTTCGCTAACTTGCTCTCGGCTGCTAACCCGTTGCTGCTTCTGCTGAACCAGCTCCGCGACGGGAATATGTGGGCGGGGGTTGGTCAGAACATCGCCAACGCCTTCAGCAGCATCGGAACGACGTTGCAAGGTGTTGGCCAGCAGATACTTACGTTCTTCACTAACCTCCCTCAGACGATCTCTGGGCTGCTCGCGGGTATCCCTGGTGCTATCTCTGGGATCTGGGACGGCGTCGTAGCCGAAGCTCAGAACGCCTGGGCTGGTGTGATCGGCGTCATCCAAGGTGTCATCGGTCAGATCATCGCCATCGTCACCAACATCGCTGGGGCGATATCCGGTACGTGGCAAGGGATTGTCGCTGAGGCGCAAAGCGCCTGGGACTCCATCGTGGCCTCGGTCAGCGGAGCTGCCTCGAACATCGTCTCGACGTTCTCGAATGCAGCCAGCCAGGTTTTGAGTGTCTTCCAGGCCCTACCTGGTCAGATGGCTGGCATCGGCGCCGCGATCGTGGACGGCTTGGCCAACGGTATTGCCTCTGCTGGGGCGAGGGCTGTGGCAGCCGCCCAGGCCATCGCCAGTCAGGTTGCTGGCGCTCTGAAGGGTGTCCTCGGGATTAACTCTCCGTCGAAGGTGACCCAAGGGTTCGGTGTGAACCTGATGGAAGGTCTCCAGAACGGTATGGAGGACGGGTCCGCGTCTGTTATCGACCGGGCTAAAGCGTTGGCGCAGCAGATCTCCGATGCTCTGAAAGCCGGGATGGACCCGTCGATCTTCAAAGGTCAGCTTCAACAGATCAACGACGAGCTGAACGTCCAGAGGGACCAGCTCAAGATCCAGCTTGACCAGACTCCGAAGGCGGACGTGGCGGGCAGGCAGTCGCTCCGCGACCAGTTGGCTCAGATCGGTGCGGTCAAGGATCAGCTCAACCTGCAGCGAGACCAGGCCAAGC